TTGAGCAGATGACCTTGCCGGGGATCGCCCCGTACGCCGCCGCCAGCTCCTCGGCCTGACCGCGCGTCAAGCCCATCTGCTCAAGCTGCCGGATCAGTGCCTCGCGACCTTCGTCATACCGAGCCGTGAGCTCCGCCTGGTTCTCGCCGGCGAGCCGACCCGCAGAGGTCTGCGCGTCCAGGCTCGCGACCGCGGCACGCACCTGCTCGTCGAGCAGGGCGTTGGCCGCCGTGCCCTCCTCGGTGCGAGCGGTCAGGTCCGACATGGACAGGTTCGTACCGTCGGCCGCGTACCCGACCTCGGACACCGCAGACGCCAGGTCGCGTGTCCGATCGCTCAGGTAGCCCATGTCGACCTGCGGGTCGAACATCTCGTTGAACCGGTCGCGCGCGTCTTCGATGCCGGGGATCAGGGCCGCACGCAGGTTGTCGGCCGCCTCGTCCGTGGTGTCGTCGAAGTCCCGCATGCCGTCGGCCAGCGACTTGAGCCCATCGACCTCCTCGTCGAGGTCCACGAACGGCAGCCCGTTGAGCCCATCGAGGACACCGGCGACTCCGGTCACGGTGTCGGCCAGCGGCCCGGACACGAACCGACCGAAGCCCTCCGTCGCGGCCGCCGCGCCCTCGACCGCGGCAACCCCGAAGTCCAGCGCGCCGTTCACCAGGCCGGAGAAGAACTCCAGCAGCGGACCCCGGTTCGCGCTTACCCACTCCGCCGCGTCGCCCAGGGGTTCGGAGAACGCACCGGCGAGGGCGCCCTTGATGCCGTCCGTCGCGACCTGGATGTTGCGCTGCGCCCCCTCGAGCTTCGTCGCGTCGTTGTCGGAGAGCGTGTCGAACATCGCCTGCGCGGCGCCGGTGACGCCGTCGAGTTCGGCGACCGCGGTCGACAGGTCCAGCGCGAACAGCGCGGAGCCCAGGTCTTCGGCCTGCGTGCCGAAGAGCGCGACGGCCGCGGCGTTCCGGGCCACCGGGTCCTCGATGTTCCGCAGCCCTGTCAGAACCTGCTCGAGGCCCTCGCGCGCGCCATCGCCGCCCGCGGCGATCTTCTTGGTCATCTCCTCGGCGCTCAGGCCGATCAGCTTGTACCCCTCAGCGGACGTCTCCGACGCGTCGGTGGCGCGGATCTGGAACTCCTTGAGGGCATCGGCGACCAGGTCCGAGTTGCGGGCACCTGCCTCCAACCCCTGGTTCAGCAGGCCCATCGCCTCATCGGCGCCGAGACCGAGCCGCTGGAACAGCGCCGGGTACTCGATGAACGTGTCGAGCAGATCCTCGGCGGAGTTGACGCCGTTGCGCGCACCCGCAGCGATGACATCGAACGCCTCGCCGGCGGACTTCGCGATGCCCGTGCGCAGCATCGTCGTCACCGCCTGCGCGATCGGCTTCACGTCCTCGCCCAGAACGTCGGCGATGCCGGCCAGGGAATCGATGACGCCCTCGGCCTCACGAGCCGTCGCGTCCTCGTCCAGCAGGTCGAACTGCAGCGCCAGCCGGGCGGTGTCCATGTTCTGCTCGATCGACTCGCCGAACACGTCGGCGTATGCCTCGCCAGCAGCCATCGCGAACCGCCGTGCGTCCGCCTCGGTGATGCCGGTCAGCGCTTGGAGGCGGTCCTGCCGCACCTCGACCTGCAAGCCCTCGTTGATGCCGTCCAGCACGGCCTTGCCGATCGCGACCCCGGCGAGGATGACGCCCCCGGCGACTGGGATCGCCTTCAGCGCGTCGCTGATCCCGTCGCCCAGGCCCTTGCCCGCAGCGTCACCGCCCTCGGCGCCGGCCGCGCCGGCCTCGTCCGCGAGGCCGTCCAGCGCGGCCTCGGCGGGCGCGGTGTCGGCGTCGATGACCATCGACTCGCGAGCGGACACCAGGGCATCGCGGCGCCGCGTGATCTGCTTGAGCGCGGCCTCGGCGCGCTTGATGTCGGCCGTGACCTCCATCGTGGACTCGACGGAGTGGAGGTAGTCGAGCCGCTCCTGGACCTTCGTCAGGCCGGTCTCGGCGCGCTCGATGTTCGCGTCGACCGTGGCGACCGTCTTGGCCGACACGATCTTCTTGGCCTCGGCCTCGACGCGGTCCATCGCAGCCATGGCGCCCTTGGCGTCGCCGTCGACCGTCTGCTTGACCGGGTTCTTCTCGATCTTCTTGGCGCAGTTCTCGACCGTCTTCGCTGCGTCGTCGACCGGCTTGGTGTTCGCCGTGAAGAGAACCTCGAGCTCGGTCACCGTCGCCTTCGTCGCCACGCTCGTCACTCCCTCTGGGTGGTGAGCACCCGGCGCAGTCGGGACTCGGGCATCTCGAGCAGGGCGAAGATCATGGTTCGGACCCCGGGCCACGGCCGGTCCAGCACTGCCGGGTCGTACAGGTCGACGCCGAAGTGCTGTGCGAGGTCGGCCACGACGACGCGCCAGTGGGTGACGATCGCGAGCAGCGAGCCGTCGACCTCGGGGGCCTTCGCCTCGACCGTGACGGAGGCCGGGCGCATGCTGGCGGGGACGGGGCGGTAGTCCGAGTACCAGCCGTCCGCGTCGAGCTCACCGATGCCGTAGGGCGCCCAGTCCTCGGCGGTGATCAGCCTTTTGGGGCGTCCGGCTCACCGGACCCTTCGGTCGCGGCCGGCGTCCACAGGAGCTTGGCCAGCGCGTCGGCGTAGGCCTTGCCGCGCGCCCAGTAGAAGACCGCGTAGTAGGCCATGCGGTCCACGACGACCTGCGGCGCCCCGGCGGCGTCGAGCTGGTCGTACACCGGGCCGAGGGCCGGGTGCTCGTCGGGGCTGATGGCGTCGAGGACCGACTGCACCTCGGCCGGGACCTCGCCCTTGACCAGGCCGAGGCGGACCTCGGCGCGGACTGCGGCGGCGAGGATCTGGCGCATCGCCCGGACGCTCGGGGGAGGCACCGTGTAGGTGCGCCCCCCGAGCGTCAGGGTGAGCCCGTCGACCGCGGCCCACTCCTCGAAGTCGACAGCGGGCATCGGCTCAGACCGTGCGCGTGTACGCGACGGCGTTCGAGGTGCCGCCCGGGGTGGTGACCGTGACGTTCACCGAGCCGGCGGTTCCGGTCGGCAGCGACGCGATGATGGTCGCGGCGTTCGCCACCACGAAGTCGGTCGCCGGGGTCGCACCGAAGGTGACGGACGTCGCACCGAGGAAGCCGGTGCCGGTGAGCGTCACGAGGTCACCCGCACCCTCGCCCTCCGGGGTGATCGACGCGAGCACCGGCTCGGTCACGTCCCACCCGGCGAACGGGTTCACGATCGACGCGAACGGCCACTGCCCGGTGCGGGTCCCGTTGAACACCTCGACCTCGGCGTTGCCCGTGTTCTGGCGGGTGATCTCCACCCGGCAGAACGCCTGGCCGGCGTCGCTCGGGTTCGGGGTGCCGACCTCCGGCTTGTGGTACCAGCGGATGTCGACGACCGCGCCGTCGAGCGTCGCCTTCGCCGCGGCCAGGAGCGCCTCGACCTCCGGGAGGTACAGGCCCGTGGTCAGCGACCGGTTGCCCTGGACGGTGAAGCCCGCCGCGAACGACCGCGCCGCGACGGTCTCGTTCGTCGCGCCCAGGTCGTCGTAGGTCGCCTGGTCCTGGGGGGTCGGCGGGTAGGTCGGCGCCCACGCGCTGATCCGCCGGATCGGCTGGTACGACGGCGACCCCGAGGTGCCGAGGTTGATGTCCAGCCCGTACTCGAAGGACTTGCCGAGCGCGGTGCCGGCGGGAAGGGGAACGACGCTCATGAGTGCTCCTCGGTGTTGTCGGCGTCAGGTGTGTCCAGCGGCACCGAGTCGGGGCCGTAGGCGGTCGCCGGAAGTTCCGGCAGGGCGGCCGGGTCGGTGGCCGGGTCGTGCACCCGCTCGACGAGCAGGGCGATGGCGGGAGGACCAGCGGGGCCGGCCTCGGGCGGGATGCCCGTGCGCCGCGCGGTGTCCGCGAGGATCGCCGCGGCCCGGGCTCTGGCGGCGCGCGAGTGCGGGATGTAGACCTCGCCCTTCGGTGCGGGCATCCCGGCCTCGCGGTAGCGGTCAGCGGTCGACTTCATGTCCCCACCTCCGGGTTGTCCAGGAAGACGCGGTAG